ATTGTCGATCCGGGTTGCAAATACTGACCCTGGCTTCGAAACAACCGCGCCAGTCGGGCCAAAGGAGTAGTACTGCTGCATCACATCAAGGTTGTCTTGAGTGCTGTCAGCCGACGCCTGGGCGTTTGCGACCGAATCCTCAACCGCGACGATCGTGACGTTGCCGTCGAGGGTCAGCTGGCTTCCAACTTCAGGCGAGATATGGTTGGTCTTAATCGATCCCGCGATAATCACGTTGGCATTCACCGAGTTAGCCTCGATGTCCGGCCCGACGATACCCTTTACGGTGTGAGAGACAGGCAGCGATGCCGGCGAGATGTTACCCGCTCCATCGACTGCGAGCAGCTGAACCCAGTACTGTTGACCGACTGTGATGTTTGGAACGCCGATGTTACGACCCAGTCGCTCGAGAGCAGGACCCACTCGCTGCCAGGGTCCAGTTGAGCTGTCTGCAGAAACCTCAGCATAAACGTACCGAAACTCAGGGGGCGGAGTAATGGCACCGAGCAGACCCGACCACGAGATGGTCATCGTGCCTCGGCTCGAGCTAACGCTGGGCGGATCGGGGGCAAGCAGATTGCCTACTGGAGCATTCATCACGGCAGTTGCTACCGTGGACCAGTCGGAGTTGATGCTGTCGGGGCCCACCGCTCGAACTTGGAATACCCAGTTGTCGGTCGGTGTGAAAGGCTGCAGGTTTACGGTGTTTGTGGTGACTCGACCGAAGTCCTGGTAATTGGTCGTGCCATTGATCCAGCCCTGGATTTCGTAGTACTCGGGTGTCATTGCCGAGTTGTCGGTCGCCTGAGTAACCGGGTTCCAGGTGAGGGTGACTACTGAGTAAGGCGTGATACCGTCAGGGGTCCACTGCCCCGCCGATGTAGCCGCGAGGCCAGTAGGGGCCTTCGGTACTCGGTACTGAGGGGTTGCCGGGGGAGGAATGACGATCGGTTCACCCACCCCAGGGGTACTACCAGGAACATTCGCAAGCCCGCCTCCGACCCCTCCCCCGCCAAGCTTATCCACGATCCCATTGAGACGAGACTCGTTGTCCTTGAAGATGGTGTCGAACTCGATGGCATACAGGGTTTCACCTGCTGACCCCTCAGTCACCGAGATGGACATCACTCGGCGCTTAGTGGCAACCCCCTGCTCATTCGGGGCGAGCACCCAGTCACCAATGTTGAAGTCGACAAAGGGGATGTACTCACCGACGATCAGCTCGTAGCTAGCTCCCTCTTCTTCCTGAGCTCGCTGAGTGAACACCAGATCAGCCAGCACCTGAGCCAACTGGGGCGAGGCATCAGTGTTGAGAGTCGCTTCAATTCGACCATACTGGCTGATCGACGAAGAGTCGGTATCTTCGATCCAGCCCTCGAGAGTCTTGAGCAGCAGGCTGTTCTTGATCTTCGACTTGCTCTGGGTGTTCGCCACTCGAAGGTGCTTACCGAGCTTGAACTCGATAGGTGTGGAAGTCGCAGTCGGTCCCGCGAACGTGAAGATGGTTCGATCCTTGCCCCGTGAAGGCACCATGTTGAGGTCGTAATTCTCAGGGTCGATCCAGATGTCGACTGATGCTTCTTCCATCTTCGTGATGACGGAGAGCATAGAATCTCCCACACCAAACGACCAGTCGGTGTAGAGGTCGCTCGGCCAGGGGACGCCATTCGAGTCGACGGTTGCGGTGAACGTGGGGTTGAGGATAGTCGGGAAGATGATACCCCGAGCTTCGGCCTCAGCCAGCAGATCGAGAATGACCTCGCCAGGCGACCAGCCAGGAGCACGGGTTGGGTAGGCGTTGACCTTCCACCCTGAAACCTGAGAGCCCCCGACTAGGGTTTCCTCTTCGAGTCCCATGATTCGGAAGACTGCGCAAGCCAAAGCAGCAGGACCATTGTATCCGACTGCCTGGAGGTTGCGAGCAGCATAACCGATGATGTGAGTACCGACTGAGAGGTCTACCTCAACTCGAGAGGCTTCCTTCCATGAGGTCGAGTTCTCAGCACTCTTGGCGATCTGCTCGCCATCGACATACAGGGTGAAGACATCATCGACTGCGGTGTAGATTGCATACCGACCCGCATTCGTGATGTTCAGCGTGTATCGGAAGTAGCAGATGCCGAACGGCATGGGGCCAGGGTTGAGGAATGGCGAACCCCAGATCCATCCAGCGTTCGGTGCCTTGCTTGGCCACTTCGCAGGGAGGGGGTAGTGAGCCTGTGAACCCACTGTTGAGAAGAGGGTAGGGTCAACCCAGTTGGCCGGGTTGTACCAGTCACCGGGCTCACTCGCGAAATTAAAGTTTCGCTTCGACCGAGACTGAGGCTTGATTCCACCCCACGGATAAATATCAGCGTCATCGAATAGTTGCTTGAGGCCCGGCCCAGCGAGCTTGTAGGCTATCTCTGCGCGCTCACCCGATCCGATGATTGTCGATTCCCGGTCACCCATGAGGAAGGCCCCCACGTATTCCGTATCGACCTTGATCTTGCAAATGTTGCGACCCTTAACCAATGTCGGGTCGGCGAGCAGCTTGGGGTCACTGCGAGAGATGGTGAATGAGCCACCTCCCACACCTTTCATTTCATTTAGGGCAGTCGGAGCAGTTCTCAGGGGCAGAATCCCTCGAGCGGTAGTCCAGTCGCTATAATGGTAAATCTCCAGCTCGATACCCGTCTTAGCCGACGGGGTCACGGGCACGGGGATGAATGCTGAACCGAAGGCACTCAGCGTACCGCTACCAGTAAGGGCGCCTGTTCGATTCAGAGAGGGTGTACGAGTGGGAGCACTCAGAGTACCCGAGCCGTCGAGCGCACCGACCCGAGAGAACCCGACGATGCGGTTGGGGATCGTGAGCTGACCTGAGCCACCGAGGTTGACTACCATGCCGAAGGTAGCGACGGCCATCAGAGTACCAGTACCATCGAGGGGTACGGTCTTCGGGAAACCGACGACTACAGTATCGTCAAGGGTACCACCCCCAGAAAGAGCAGCGGTTCTACTGAATCCTGGAGTACGAGTAGGAGCGGTAAGAGTACCCGATCCCGTGAGCGCCGCAGTGACTGCGATTGCCGGCACACCGACTGCAGACAGAGTACCTGAACCGGAGAGAGCAGGCGTTGCGCCAATGGCTCCTACACCAGACAGAGTGCCTGATCCGCTGAGGTTGACTGTTCGACTGAAGCCCGGTACACCGACCGCGCTAAGAGTGCCCGAGCCGGTAAGTCCGACCGCTCGTCCCGGAGTACCGACTGCGCTGAGTGTACCGCTACCCGAGAGGTTTGCAGTTTGGATGGGCTTAGGCGATCCTGAACCGCTCAGCGTACCCGAGCCGGTAAGTGCCCCAGTCTGAACAGGAGACGGGCTACCCGATGCACTCAGGGTTCCCGAACCGCTCAGGTCGGCACTACCCGTGAAGTTCGAGCTATTAACGGAGGGAATCAGTAGCGTCCATGCTACATAGTTACCGGCTCCGCTCAGGGTGAAAGTGGGAGGGTCTTCCGAGGTAACACCAGTGACATTAGCCTGCGCCAGGCTCGTGCATACATTGGTAGACCCGGCACCACTTGAGATGCCATCTACATATGTATACCCCGCAGGTTTAGCCCCGGAAGACATTACTATGTTGCCATCACCAGTGCTGAGCACCATCAGGGACAAGTATTCGGTACTAGAGTCCAAGCCAGTCACAGCGTTGGCGTTAATGGAAGTGCCGCTGGTGTTGTTAGCGTTGATCGTAGACCAAGCCGCGATAGAGGCTAGGGTGTGACCAGTAATAATACCCGCCATGTTACTCATCGTTCGAGTACCACCGCTGACCGTGACGGTTTCGGTGGTGGACGTGGCAATTTTGGCGATCAGTGCCGAGTGGACAGCGACGGTTCCACTACCAGATGCGAGCTGCGCAACTACCGTGAACCCATTGTTTACGCTAAGCGTAGCTGCGCGGTCATGGGTAACTATGGCCCAGAGAAGATTGCCTACAGCTACACCAGAAAAAGTTACTGAGGCGGATGCTGCCTTCGAAGTAGAAGACAGTATAGGTGCTGCCATAAAATCACCCCTTCCTGTCCCTCACGGGGGAGTGGCGGGATGGTTTACGACTGGGTGTAGGTGAAGGTCACCTGGAACGTGCCCTGTGAGGCGAACGCCTGGGAGGTGATGCTCGCGCCGTCGAGGTAGGTACCTCCGGTCACGGCCGTGTGAACTCCCACACCAACGATCGTTGCACCCGCGGGGACATCGAAGGTGACCGTGACGGAGACGATACCGTCGGAGCCACCCGCAGTCCAGGACAGAGCCTTGCGAGCGTAGGCAGGCGAACCACCGGAGGGCTCGGTACCTGCGGAGGCACCGGGAGCGGTGGTGTAAAGCGCACCGTAGAGAGCCGCGTTGCCGTAGGCGATTGCCAGCGTTTCCTTCTGTGCGTTGGTGAAGATGGCCATGATTTCTCCTTAGTTGAAGTGGTGTTTAGTTATACCCAAGCGCCGCGAGCCTGGATGGTGATGACCCCAGTACCTGAGGTCGAGGATACGTTGAGAGTATTCGCACCCGGTTCCAGCTTCAGCCACTGAGGTCCACCGAAGTGAATGATCCGAGTTGAGGCGTCGTATTCAGGACCACCTGCCGGCTTGTGTCGAGCGGTGTAGTTCTTCACGTCGACGTCGAGGTATTCCGTTGAGGCAACCGCATTCGGATAGGTGAATTCTATCCCATTGGTGACGTTCCGAATCGTGGTGTTGGTTCTCGAGCCGTTAATGCGGATGAAGATCGCGAGTGACTCTGCAGTCCCAGGCACATCGATCATGTTATTCCCATTGACCAATGAGGCACTGAAGAGCGAATCGCTGTAGAAGAAAGGGTCAGCCAGGGTCAGATCGATGGTGCACTTCGCCGCAGATTTGCCCAGGAGGGTCGGCTCGAGACCGCCCGCGTACTCAGCCTTGGCAGTTGCCGAGATGACCGATGGGTTCGTGCCATCGTAGAACCGCTTGGTCAGGTCGAACTGCTCCCCGTTGCGCCACATCAGGCGAACCAGGTCATTCCAGTTCCGCATGTACTGCTCTCGGGTCTCATTCACCTCGGCAACACCCGCTGAGGAGACGACACCCCGAAGCCACATCGCGAGAGTCAGGGTGTTAGAATCAGGCACCTTCTGTATGAAGCGAGACCCCGGGTGAAGAGGCACTACGACATTCTCACCGCGAAGCTTCGGCGGCCCCAGCCCGCTCAGGGTTTCGATCGACTGCGCATAGGTGTGGAGGCTCACCCCTGCGGCTTCCCAGTATGTTGGCGTGTTGTTAGGCATGTTATCCTACCACATATGCAGTCTTGCGGATCGCGTTCGGCAGCGACTCGCTGGTGGGCTCAGGCTCGGGGTTGTTGACTTCAAGCTTCTCGATGTTGAACGTGTCCTTGTCGGCAATTTCCTCAAGCTTCTCATTGAGCAGAGCAAGCTGGTTCGCCTGAGATGCCGAGTAAGCGTCGATCCCCATCTGAGACTGGAGGTTGAGCATGACGTCCATCTCGCGTGCCGCGTAGACCTGATCGTAGAACGAATCGAGACCCGAGCTGACGGCATTCATCGTGCGTTCGAGGACCGGAGCAGTTGCCTTAACTCCGTTGATCATACCGAGGATAGTGTTAACACCGATTTCGGCGAAGACCTTAGAAGGCGATGCGATACCGAGGACATCCTTTGCCCAGTCGATAGCGCCGTTCACAACATCGGAGATGGCATTGACGATACCCTGGAACATCGAAGAGATACCATTGATCAAACCTTCGATGACCTGACGGCCAGTGTTATAGAGCCAGCTGCCTACTCCTCTGAAGAACCCCATGATGGTACCCTGAATACCACCAATGATACCGAAGATAGTGTCGACAGGGCCCTTGACCGCGCCGACGAAGTTCTGCCAGATCGAAGTGAAGAAGCTGGAGATGGCACCCCAGACGTTGTTCCAAATGCCCTGAACTGTAGTCACCATGTTGGTGATGAAGCGCTGGATGTTGATCACGATGGGGAGAAGGAACGAAAGCAGGTTGTTCCATACATCGGTGAAGAAGCTCGAGATAGCTCCCCAGACGATCTGCCAACCGATCATTAGGTTGTTGATAGTGTCAGTGATGAAGCTAACAATGGCTGTAACGATGGGGCCGATGAAGCCCCAGATCAAGTTCCAGGCCCACTGAACAGCAGTTACAATCGCGTTCCAGATCGTCACCAGCACTGCAGCGAAGATGAGGAAGATGTTGATCCAGGCTTCAACGTAGAACTTGATAACGTTGTAGATCACCGTGATGATGGGGGTAAAGAATGCAACGATACCATTCCAAATACCCATGAAGAACGAACTGATGTTAGTCCAGATCGTAATGAAGAACGAGCTGATGTTCGTCCACACCGCAATGAAGAAGGCGGAGACGTTCGCCCAGAGGTCCTGGAAGAAGGTAGTTTCGGTAGCCACCCAGATGATAGCGGCGACCAGAGCAGCAATCGCCATGATGATAACACCGATGGGATTTGCCGTCAGTGCGAAGTTCAAGATTGCCTGAGCAACAGCCCAGATACGAATGGCAGCAACCACCGTCAAGATGATACCACCGAGGGCAAGTAGCACCCCACCCAGCGGACCGGTCAGTAGTTCGACCAGCATCGTGAGGAACGGTACGAGCAGCTGAACCGCCACGAGCAGCACGTCTGCAATCACTTCGGCCAGGAATACGAAGAGCGGGGTGAGAGCGATCAGAGCCTGCACGAGACCACCGACAAGCACGGTGATCAGTTGCATGATGACCGGGATAAGTGTTGCCATCAACTGACCGAACGCAGAACCCAGCGTCTGGAATAGAGGGACCATCTGAGCGAAGGCATCACCGAAGATCTGCCCAAACTGCTGAAGCAGGGCAGCACCCTCTTGAGTCTTCGTGAAGAACTGAATCAGCGCGGTTACCAGTAGAGCAATACCAGCGATCAGGATAAGCAGGGGTAGGTTCGTGAACAGCAGCCCAAGTCGAATGATACCATTGCCGACTGCCTGAAGCACCCCGACGATGAATCCCCAGGAGTCGGCGATACGGATAGCCAAGGCAATGATGTTCAGGATGAATCCTGAGAACATACCCATGACACCTATGACCACAAGCAATACTGCAGCAATCTCAGCAAGCGTGACGATCAGCCCAAGCATCTTCGGGCTCAGGCTGTTCAGCCAGTCGACTACCGCGATGAGGGCCTGTACCAACCCTCTTGCGAGCGCAGTTTGAGTATCGCCGATGCTGATGACGAGGGTCTGGAAGTTACCTCGCAGAATCTCGACGTCACCACTAAGGTTGTCGAGTCGCTCAGCTGCGATATCTGCTGCAGTTGTTTTCCCGATCTCGCCATTGAGTCGGGCCATAGCATCCGAGCCGCCATCGAGCAGGCTGAGGATCGTAGGCAGTGAAGTGATGGGGAAGATGTTACCCAGGAGGTCCATCTTCTCAGCAGTGCTCAGGGGTGCAATGGCTGCGTTCAGGGTGTCGAGCACATCGGGTAGAGGCTTGAGTCCGCCATCCAGGTCGATGAGCTTGTTTGTACCATCCTCGGTAACAATACCGAGTTCCTTAAGGGCATCCTTACCCTTGTTGGTAGGGGCGAGAAGCTTGTCGAACATCTGTCGCAGACCAGTACCGGCCTTGGACCCTTTGATACCTCGCTCACCAAGGACTGCGATCGCGGTGTTGACCTCATCGAATCCCACACCAGCCACCTTCGCCGAGGCGCCGGCATAGGTCAGTGTGAGAATGAGGTCTTCAACCTCGATAGCCGAAGAGTTAGCCGCACCTGCCAGCTTGTCAACGACTGCGACCGAGTCCTCGGCTGCGATGCCGAAGGTGTTTAGGACGGTGGTGAGCGAAGTCGCCGCAGTCTCGAGGGGCATGTCGGTAGCAGCACCCAGCGATATGACTGCCTCACCAATGCCGGCAAGAATGCCTTGCGCGTTAACACCCGACTTGGCGAGGTTCGTGAAGGCATCGGCGACCTGATCCGCAGAGTAGATGCTGTCAGCACCCAGCTCGAGGGCTTTCTTGCGGATCGCCTCCATGTCCTTGACGGAAGCATCGGAAACCGCACCGAAGAAGTCGAGCTTGCGTTCGAACTCACCCGCAGCATTGACCGCCATCCAGATGCCCGCGGCCATCGATACGCCTGCGGCAGTGAAGGCAGCACCGACGGTCGTGAGAGCACCAGCACCCGTGTTGAGGGCGGTGACCATGGAGATGTGCGCCTGACGCGCTTCGGTATAGGCAGAGATTGCTTTGCGGACATCGATGACGATGCTGGCTCTCAGCACTTCCTCATCTGCCACTTTGTCCCCTAACCGAATAGCGCCGCGGGGTCTGCATAGACCTGCTTAGCTTGTTCTCCCTCAAGAATCTTCTTGAGTTCTCGTTCCTGCGCCTGCCTCTGCGAAGCTTCTCCCTTGGCGGGCTTGTGACCCACCTTCTCAACCCTGTGTGTTACCTGGGAGCCAAAGTACCAAACTGCCTGGTCAAAGCAGTAGGCTTCATAGCTCCCCTTGGTCAGTCCGATGATCTTGCTAGGCTGCGTGTGTAGATCCTTCGCTTGCAGAAATAGCAGCCACATTGCTCGCGAGTTGCGCACGAAACGTCTCGAGGTCGCGGACTCCACCGCTGACCCACTGGAAGACGAACTGCTTGTCCTGCTCGCCGATCTCGTCGATGTAGAGGCGGTCGTCGTGACGCAGATCTTCAGGTGTGGAAACCTGATTTTCGGGGTTGAGAATGTTGTGGCGCTCGACATCCTCATCGGTGGGGACGGGGTAGATCTGGGGTTCCTTCGCCGTCTGGAGCATGACGAGGTCCATCATGGCGAGCATGTCGCCGAGGGAGCCGATGTCCTTGCTCAGGTCTGCGGCCGCCTTGGTTGCGTCCACACCTGACTTGCCGGCGAGGCCTTCCTGGATCAGGCCGAGAAGAGAGTTGGGGATGGTGCCGTTTGCGATGAACGACTGGAGACCACCCGGATTGCGGAGCTTCATCACGAGGCCTGAGGGCAACTCCATGATTCCACCCATGCGACTCTTGAAGTCGCCGATCTGAGATACGCGAAGCTGCTCCGCGCGAGCCTGTGCTGCTGACTTTGCCATTGGGTCCTCCTGGGGATCTGGCGTTGATGTTGTATTTAGTTGTGGGGTACTACGACATCACGATGCTGCCCGAGGGGGTCAGCGTGATGAGTCCTGCCTGGATGTTGCCGGCGACGGGCAGGGTGATCGTGAACGTCGGGGCAGTACCCGAGACGTTGATCGTGCCGAGGCCGGTGACTCCGCTGAGGGCGTTGAGCGCAGCAGCGATGGCCGTGTTGACGGCGTTGTACGCGATGTCGGCAGTCGAGTAGCCGTTGAGGATGAGGCGGTATGCGCCACCCGTCGGGGTACCCGTGATGGTCTGCGTCCATCCCGTCTTGGTGATCGCATCGGTGAGTGCGACGGCGGTCTCGCGGTGGACGAAGTTGTAGAGCAGTCCGTCCGAGTCGCGGCCGTAGCCCTTGCCCGATGCAGCGGTGAGCAGGAACGAGCCGTTCTCGAGGGAGGCCTCGAGGTCGCCATCGGCCTTGCACTTGAAGACGCGAGCTTCGAAGTCTCCACCATTGTCGGAGATGGCGCGACCGTACACGTTGAAGTACGGGCGAGATTCCGAGTTCAGCTTGGAGAACGTTTTGATCACGTTGGGCGAGACACCGGTCTGGCCGAGGGATCCACCCGAGAGGATCTTCCATGCCTCGAGCGAAATACCACCGCCTTCGAGGTCCCAGTCGATCGTGGGGCCACCACCGCGCGAAGCGACAGTGCGGTCGTCTCCCTGGAGCGTCTCGAAGTCTTCGGTCTCACTGAAGGAGAACGTACGAGAGGCGGGCAGGAACACCCCCGATGCGACGATCTCAGCGCCTGCCGCATCGAGCGGAACCAGCTTGACCTGGCGGAGCCCGAAGGGAATGGCGTAGTTAGCGAGTGCCATTGTTTTCCTTCCCTACTATAGCGGGGTCTTTGAACTCCCCGGTTTTTACTACCTGCCCTGTGGTCAGGGACAGTGTGTGCAGGACGATGATCCCTGGTCGAGCTCCGTGCTTACGGCGCTTGCATCGAACTTCTACGGTGTTGGTTTCGGGGTCATAGATCCCATAGAGGTTACCCTCGCACCTGAGTTCGATTGCCATGAGCTTCTCTGATTCTGTCACTGAGTAATTTATCATTACGAGCGGGATAGGCGCTTAGAGGAGCTTCTAGGCGATTCTGGGGATATGCCTGATCGATGAATCAGGGGGTCGAGCTGCGCGTCGACTTGCCCGAAGTTGAGGGGGTCGAGGGCGTCAGGGTCTCCTGAGGATTGCCACTCGGCTCATCCCCCTTGAGGGCTTTTGCCTCTTCGGCCGCCTTGGCTGCTGCCTCAGCTTCTGCCTTCTCGGCGGCCTCCTCCTCCTCCGTGAGCTCGTCGCTCATGGTGAAGTAGCCGAAGACCGACGGGTTGCTGACGAGGGCCTTGGCGACTCGAACGTACACCTCGACCGGAACCCCGTTCTTGAAGGTCGTCTCTTCGAATCCCTCCACACCAACCGACTCGAGGTCAGCGGTGCTCAGGGTTCGCGAGTCGAGGTGCGGGCTGTTGAACGTAACGTACTTCATGGTTACTTGTCCTCTCGGATCAGTTGGAACCGCGCATAACGGAACACGGTATTCAGGGTGTCGTCGTCCAAATCCTGCGACGCCTCCAAGAAGCGGGTAGTCCAGATACCCGAACCATTGGCATTCTTGAAGACTCTCTTGATCATTGTGATGACATCGTCGATCTTATCGTAATCGGCGGTTTCACCATCGAAGTAGTCATGCACGAACACCTGGAAGAACTGACGAGTGATAGAGGTATCTTCGGACAATTCTTCAGCAGTGTCATTGCCCAGCTTATATACCAGGTAGACATGATCTTCCACCGCAGACGTCATTGTCTTCTTGGCATAGATGCTGTTGATGCCATGAGCGAGAAGCGAGGTGATCCCGGGCGAGCTGAGCTGCCCATAGATGAAATGGCGAGCTTTCATCCTTTGCCTCCCTTACGTGCGTATCGGATTCGTCGCCATGCGTTGTAGGTCAGTCGACGACCGTGCTGTTCAACCGTGGGTCCGATGATGGCGAATCGTCCGTTCTGAATGACCTCGAGCCAGAAACCATAGGGCACTGAGTGAGAAAGTGTCATGGTCACAATGCCGGATTCATGAGTTGCCCGTGCAGTCAACCCCGCGCGAGCTGCCCCCGTGCGATCTTCCCAGATGGCATCCGCGCGCATTTGAGCTTCGAGCTGTGCCTCGGCAATCTCGAACTCTGCCATGGCAACATCATCCCATTCAGGGCCATTGTACCAGGCAATAATCCCGTCTTCGATGTCGACGTATGATCCTGCCCTAGGCACGGTTATCAGGCCCTAGCAGCGTGATGGCTGCGAAGACTGATTCCTCGCGTGCCACGTGAATGCCGATGACTTCGTAGTTTTCCCCGAGCCATTGGAACTTATCGTTGACCTCGATGTCAAGCGTGTGGTTCCCGAGCAGTCGGTATTCGGTGTGGGGGATGTCACCTGCCTCGGCGTTCACAAGGCCTGCGGTGTAACGACGCACGTTCTGAACGATGCGTGCTTTCTGAGGGGGGAGAGGGGGGGTCACGCTAGACGACTTCACGTAACCCCCCGTGTTGGGATTCTTCACGGGTGCCTGGCGGCGCTCGAAGGTGATCTGCACGGGGTCCGCGTCAATGAACGCCGCGACATTGCGCCGGCGCATGAGCAGTTCGACCCTATCCATTACGAACGATCCGACCTATCCGCGTTCTCGAACGAGTGAGACCATCGTCAGGCCCGGCCGCGATTCGACCGCGGTAGTACTTGAGTCTGGCCTCGGCTTGTTCGGCGAGATCCCCCAACTTCCTGCTTGCTGCCCCGTCGGTTACATCGACCAGATTGGAGAAGTGGGCCAGCTTGGCTTCCCAACCTTCGACCACTGCGTGATTGATGGTAGCACCTTGTTCGATCCATCCCTGAATCTCCGCATCGGTGAACATCGTATCACTCGCCGTGCCGCCAGCCGGGATCGTCTCGCCAAGCTTCTGGCGGACGCTGGTGGCTAGCTCAGGCGTGTAGTCCATGGCTTACTGCGCTGCGGCTCGGCCGAGGTCCTGAGCGGCGAGAGCGTTGCGAACCTCGGGTGCCGTGAGCTTGTGGCCGTCGACCGTGAGTTCGATGCCTCGCTCCTTGGCAAGGGCGGACAGGTCCTTGCCCTTGACCGAGTCGTACGGGCCGGGGGTGGTCGCCTCCTCGTCCTCTTCATCGTCCTCGTCATCGTCCTCGGACTCACCGGTGAAGGCCGGGTCCTGGGGCGCCTGAGCGACTCCGTGGGTGCGCTTGAACTCGCGAAGTTCCTCGAGCTCACGGCGGTCGGCCTCGAGCTGATCGATGTCCACACCTTCCGCTGCGAGGACCTGCTCTGCGCGCCAGCGGGGGTCGTTGCTGATGACGTTGCCTTCGGAATCCTCGAAGAGGACGTATCCCTTGTCGTTCGTGGTCATTTCTGTTCTCCTTGTTGAGAGGGTCTGGGTATCAGTGGAGGGGGCGGGCTGAGCGAGTTTACCCACCCCCTCCGGTCTGCTAGTCGTTCGCCGGGTCGTACGCGGCGGGGATCGCGTAGTTGCCCGACGCCTTCACCTGCATCAGCGCGATGGAACCGCGCTGGCGGATGCCGGTGCCGAAGCCGCGGCGGTAGAAGGAATCGATGAGCGGGTACTGCGTGCGCTGACCGGGGATGATCTTGAGTCCTCGGTAGTCGGGGTTGGAGTGCTCACGGAACCCGATGGGGTTCGTGATGTTGTCGACTCCACCCGTGGCGATCGCGACCAGGTAGCCGGCGGGAACGAGTCCCTCCTGCACCACGTGGAACGGACCGTAGGTGCCGATCTCGCCTGGGACAACCCCCTGCGGGCCACCGACGTACTGGCCGTTGTTCGGCACCCAGATCTTCCCGCCGTACAGCGCCGGGTTCGGAACGAAGTCGAACTTCGCGCCAGTGCCGGTGCGGAACGTCGAGATGATGTTGGCTTCCTGCTCGTTGACCCAGAGCACCAGCTTGAACCCGCGCTGGAGCGTGTAGCCGTGCTCGGTGAGAGAGGTGGCCAGGGTGTCGATGTTGACGGACGTCACGGTCGTGTTGCCGGAGATGAGGTAGTGGTTGTGCGAACCGGCGAACGTCTTGTAGTTGTACGTCGGAGGCACCTCCCCGTCACCGTTGTAGGCCGCGAAGACCGTCATGGCCTCGTTCTTGTCGGTGAACCCAGTCGAGTTCAGCGGGTTGAAGAGGCGCTGCATCACCTTGCGGAAGCGGATCTTGACATCCGCCTCGAGTGCGAGGTTGTGGTTCATCCGCAGGTCCTGGAGGGTGGCCTCGGCGAGGTACATCCAGGTGTAGCGAATGGCGAGGTCGTAGAACTTGAAGTCGTACCCGCGGAAGAACCGGTTGGCCGATCCCTTGATGCCGACGGGCTGACCGAACTCGGACGCCTCTTCGAAGTCGACCTCAGCGGGCGGCGAGACTTCCGAAGAAACCCCGTCGACGCGGAACGTCAGCTGGTCGAGGATGGTGCTGCGGTCCCGGTTGCGAATCGCGACGGTCTGCATCACCTCGTTCCAGAAGTCGTTGAGGTCTGTGCCATCCGCTGCGCGGACGATGTCGGCTCGCTCGTTGAAGCCCTTCTCCTGACCGAAGACAGTCAGTGACTGAGGCGACTCGTCGAGAAGCCAGTGGATGAGTGCTTCTGCACTGGTCTGCATGATCTTCCCTTTCACTTACGCGAGTGCGCGGGCGACTCGAACGATGAGGCGGCCGGCCTCGACGGTGTGACCGATCTGGGTGCCGCCGGCGGAGGTGGTCGACAGGACCCCCGTGGTGTTGTTGGCGTAGATCTTCGTACCCGCCGGGAAGGCGGTCGTGTCGAGACCGACGATCTCACCCGAGGTGATCACGTCGACCGCAGACCCTGCCGTGGTCGCGATGGGTGCGTTGGGGTTGACGGCGCCCGGAAGCGCTGCGTACTGACCGACGGGACCGCGAGCGGCATTCTTGACGACGACACCGACCAGGCCAGTCTGGCCTGCGGCACCAACGACGACGCGTCCGCTGGCGTTCAGCGAGACACCTCCGACGAAGCTGCCATTCGTGAGGGTCAGATCCGCTGCGAGGCGTGCCCGGAACCCTCCCGAAATCGGGTCGTACTTGTCATAGGACGGCTGAACTGCCATGACTAGTTACCCTTCTGTTCTTGCTCGGTTGTTGTGTGGACGGTACTACAGGGAGGGGTAAAGCTCCTTGAATGCCTCTTCGCCCTGCTTCTTGGTCTTCCTCGAACCACCGAACTGCGAGCCAGTGGCTTCGCCGTCGTCGGTTCCCTTGTTGAGGAAGTGTGGCTTCCGAGCCGCCAGGGCCTTGACTGCTGCCTTGACAGTGTCCTCGTCGATGTCGATGTCCGTGGGATCCTCGTCATCCTGATCGAAAACGATCTTCGAACGATCCACCCCGTTGAGGGCATCCTCGACGTCGAGGAACTTCATCTCGCGTGCCACTTCCTTGATCGCAGTGTCGATGTCGCGCTTGAGCAGGCCGGCGGCCAGCTTCTCGGCACGAGCAGTCGCTGCCTGTTCCCGCTGCTTGCTCTCCTCGATTGTCTCTTCCTTTTCCGCTTCCTTGGTTTCCCGGGTTGCGGTCAGGCGTCGGTTCTCGCGTTCGAGCTTCTTCGTGACTCGGCGTTCTGCGGCGAGTGCCTTCTGGAGTTCGGCGATGTCGTCCTTGGACTTGTCGGCCTCGTTTTCGCCTTCGCCCTTGTCGGCATCGGGGTCATCGGGGTCGTCCGGGTCATCCGGATCTTCCTCCTCGCCTTCGCCATCCTTCGGGTCGTCGGCTTCTCCTTCGTGGCCAAAGATCACCTCGGGCCAGAGGTTCCAGAAGTCATTCATGGTCTTACTCCTTTTCGCGCCTCACGCGCTGTTTGATTACTGAAGCCTCACGCTTCAGCTCTTCTTCTCCGCCTCGGTGCCCGCACTCTCGTTCGGCTTGTCCTTGTTATTGGACTTGTTCCCTCCCGAGGGGAGAGTCGTGCCCGAGGGTTCATCCCCGGAATTCTGCTGGTTCTTCGCCGCCTGGATCATGTTCTCCATCTGTCGCTCGAAAGCCTTGTCCGCTTCCTCGTCGATCTGATCCTGGATGTCCTT